ATAGAAAATGCCACTGGATTTATCTACGATAGACGCTCCTTAAATTGTACCAACGTATTGTTCGTAGGGGGACATTTCATCTTAGTTCCCCGGCACTTCTTCTATAATGATGAAGGCGAAATCGATCATTCGTACCGAGAGATTGAACTCCTGAAGTCTACTTGGAATGGACTGCCGCGAGTGTTTAACTTTAATAGCACTCGCTTGATCGAGATAAAGGGCAACATGTATTCTGAAACGACGGACGTCTTTTGTCGTCAGGATTTGATCCTCTATGAACTAGATCATTCCATATTTTCTGCAGAGAAGAATATCGTCAAACACTTTTGGGATGGTTCTCACAGCGTTAAAGGCATGGCCGTTGATAAATACGATTACGTTCCTTATGAAAATGGTCATTATTCCGGCCGTTTTATAGTTTCTCGTGGAGTCGTTACCCAAGAACGAACCTCTACTCTTAGACGTGAAGGAAAACAAACCGTTTATTTGAACATAGGAATGGCTTCGTGTTCTTCCCGCCCTGCTTCATGTGGTAGTGCTTTTAGGTTGTTGAGACAAGAATCTCCGATCATAGGCATACACATAGCTAGAGCTGGAAGCAGTGATTCAAACCCTGAGAGTTGTTTCCATTACATTACCCGGAAAGCGTTGCAAGACGCCATGGATACCAGAGAGATCATTAATTTGAGTCCCATGTTTACTATTGAAGAGTCGTCTGTATTTCCTTACTTACCAGATAACGCTACTATCTATACAGTTGGCAAGGTATCCAAACCCGCTTTTCAGCCAACTAGAACTGATATATGTAAGTCTTTGGCCTATGAGGCATGTGGTCCATCAATAACCCAGCCTTCCGTTCTGTCTCCTTATGATTCTAGATTACCGATTGAATTTCGCGGCGACAATTTCTACAAGCAATTGTTCTCGGGATATACTCAATTACCAGGAGTTCCATTTCCTGATGATGAGCTTGATGAAGCTTTCGACTCGTTGAATGAACAGTTTGGACGTATCCAGGCTAAATCCTTTGTTCCGAATAGAAAATTGACGCTCTTGGAGGCGATCAATGGATTATCGTGGATCCCCCAAAATACTCGCATTGACATGTCTACGTCGTGTGGATACCCGTATGTTGGAGAAGGACTCACCAAGAAGGATCTGTTTTATGAAGAAGATGGGGTCATCTATCCCACTCGTCGAATTATTGACGATTATAATAAGGCCATTAAAGAGATCGAAAATGGAATAGTTCCTTTTCTTCCTTATACTCTTTCATTGAAGGATGAGCGCGTTAAACACGCAAAGATTACCACTCCTAAGACTAGAATATTCAGTTGTTCTAATGTCATACATTTCCTAGTTATGCGTACGTATTTTTATAGCGCTCTTTTTCAATTTTATCACGCTTCTATTTCAGATTCTTTTTGCATACCATCATTAGATCGACTTTCTTTAGATTGGCATGATTTGGCTACGTACATGTTAGAAGCAGGACCACGCGGTTTCGACTTTGATTTTAAGTTTTGGGATAGAAATATTCCCAAGAAGGTTATTGTCCGCGCTGTGCGTGTCTTGCTTCGCTCTCAACCCATCTCTGATCTAGAGCGAAAGACTCTTGAAGAGTTCATTTCATCGTCATACGCTATTTTCCGTGATTATCTGCTTTTAATTCTGAGTATTATGTCTGGATGTCTTCTAACCTTTCTTATGAATTGTTTGATCAATGAAGGACTGCATCGCGCTGCTTATTTACACCTAGCCCGCAAGCACAGTCCCTACCTAGCCTCCATTCCCATATACCTGAAGTATGTCAGAGGTATGCGTGGAGGCGATGATACGATCACTACTGCAGATCCTCGTATTCTTGAGTTCTACAACGGACGTACAGTCGCTGAATATTTCAAAAGCCACTGTCTTGATGTTACTTCTTCAGACAAGTCATTGAACATAGCTGAATCCACGCCTTTCATGGATTTGTCTTTTCTTAAGAATACCACTATTTACCGAGATGGATACTTTCTACCCAAGCCTGAATTGGCATCTCTCCTGAATCCATGTATTGGATTCGGTTGAATAAACATCAACG